GTCGCGATCAGCCGCTCGCTGATCGAGGACAGCCCGCTCGACATCGCGGGCCTCGTGGCCGAGCGGTTCTCGCTCGCCTACGCCCAGCGGTTCGACGCCCTCTGGCTCGCGGGCCAGGCCTCGAACCCGACCGTGACCGGCCTCGCCGGTGCGGTCGCGGCCGGGAACACCATCACCGTCGCGGCCGGTGCGACCGCGACGAGCCTCGCGAACCTCGCCGACGTGGTCGGCAAGGTCGACGAGACCGTGATGGGGACCAGCTCGTGGGTCTGCTCGCGTGCCGGCTGGGTGGACCTGATGAAGATCTGGTCGGCCCAGCAGACGACCCTCACGGTCGGCGGCGGCCGGGTGGTCCCGACGATCTTCGGGGCTCCGGTCTACCTCGTGAAGGGTCTCCCCTCCACGACGCTGGCCCTCTACGGCGACTTCAGCATGTCGACCGCGGTCGGCTTGAAGGACACCGGCCTCGAGATCGAGGCGGGCCGCGAAGTCCTGATGCGGAACCGTCAGGTCCTCTACGTCGCGAACACCCGGTTCGGCGTCAGCAACCACGCCCCCGAGTTCGTCGCCCGGCTCGCCAAGGCCTGAACCTGACGCGGCCTGATCCATGGGGGCCGGGGCTGGCAGGGATGCCGGCCCCGGCCTTCTCTCTATCCGGAGTGCCCCATGTCGAAGCCCGACACGATCCGAGTCCTGCAGTGGCCCTCCGTCGAGCCGGTCTCGCTGACCGACGCGAAGGCACAGTGCGGCATGCTCGCGGACGTGACGGAGTTCGACCGGTTCCTCCTGGACAAGATCGCCGCGGCCCGCCGGCTCGTCGAAAGCCGGCTCTCGGTCACGCTCGTCGCGACCCAGTACCGGGCGACCTGGCAGGCCGGCGGTAGCGTGCTGCACCTCCCGGCCCCGCCCGTCCTGATCTCGGCGACCTACCCGATGACGGTCACGGTCGCCGGCGTCGCCCTGGCGGCCGCCGACTACGAGGTCGACCAGGACGCGTTCCCCGCCACGCTGACGCTCGACACGGCCACGAACGAGAAGGTCGTCGTCACCTACTGGGCCGGGGCGGCCCCGGGCTCGCAGATCGAGCCCATGATCCGCTCGGCGATCCTGGCGTTCGTGAACCACCAGTTCGAGAACCGCGGCGTCCTCAACACCGAGGGCGGCGGCGAGCTGCCCCACGCGTTCGAGACCCTGCTCGCGGCCTCCTCGTGGAACGGGGGCTGGTGATGCGGCCGTCCGGACGCTACCGCGAGGTCTTCATCCTGGAGCGGCCCGTCCGCTCGCGGAACGTCGCCGGCGGCACGGTCGAGACTTGGGAGACCGTCGCGAAGATCCTCGGCTCCTACGAGGCCACGACCTACTCCGAACAGGCCCGCCGCGGCCAGGTCGGCGGCGGCATCACGGCGACGGTCTACACGCGGTACAGGGACGACGTAGCCGGCGACATGCGGCTCCGGTGGCCGAGCCGCGGCGACCGGCTCCTGTACGTCTCCGCGGTCGTCGAGGCCCCAGGCGGCGACGACCTCGAGCTGACGGTCGAGGAGCAGCGGACATGATCGTCCTCGGCTGGAATAACGTCTCGGGCGAGATCGGGGCGCTGATGAAGCGCTACAACGAGCTCCCCCGGCACATCGCAAAGAAACACCTCCAGGCCGCGATGAAGCGAGCCGGGAAGACCGCGGTCCCCGTCCTGAAGCGGAACACGCCGAAGGGCGGCACGCGGACCGTGAAGTCCACGATCGTTCGCGGCGAGCAAAAGCTGAACTACAAGCGGCGGGGCGGCGCGCTGCGGCGGGCCGCGACGTTCGTCGCCCGTTACAAGGGGCGGAACAAGGACGGGGCCGTCTTCGGGATCCTTGGCTACAAGTACGGATTCGAGTCGCGGAAAGCGATCTGGCTGGAGTTCGGCACGACCCGCGGGATCGAGCCGCGAAAGATCGTCGAGAAGACCTACACCGCCACGAAGGGAATCGTCGGGGCGAACCTTCAGGCAGAGATGGCGAAGGCCTTGGACAAGGCCGCGGCCGAGATCGCCTCGGGAGCAAACCCGGGCATGTCGAAGCGCGGCATAGCCGCCGGCATCGCCCCACGATAGGAGCAACATGCCCACGCCCCATGTCTGGCTCAAGGAGTCGATCGAGGCCGCCACGAGCTGCACGGCGTGGCCGGTCGGGATGACCGGCACCCAGGCCCCGCCCTTCGTGATCTACGCCCGCGAGGGCACGACCCGCGAGCTGACGCTCGACGACGCCCTCGACGACGAGCCGCTCCCGGCCCTGGTGCCCCCGACGGCCCGGTTCCTCGTGGCGGTCTACGCCGACGACTACGTCTCGGCCTGGGCCCTGGCGAGCCTGATCACGGCGGCGATCGACCGGTTCCGCGGCACGGACCACGGGACGATGGTCGATCACTGCCTGGTCCTCGACGAGCGGGACGGCCAGCCCGACTACCTCGAGGGCCGGGAGACCCCGACCTACACGGTCGAGCTCTCGGTCGAGGTCCGCTGGCACGAATGAGATTCGGCACCCGACCACGCCCATAAAATCGACCGCACCAGCTCACAGGAGGCCCCGCGATGTCAAACCCCGCGACGTTCGTGACTTCGCACGGAACGACGTTTTCTTTCAAGACGAACCTCTACAAGTGCATCGACATTAGTCGCGAGCAGTCGGCCCCGTCGCGGGAGCGAATGGACATGACGACGCTCGACGTGGCCCACGGCGGGACGGCGGTCATGGTCCTCAGCCCGATCAAGCCAGCCGCGGATCCGAAGAAGTTCACGATCACATACCGGACCATGTCGAATCACGTCGAGATCGTCGAGGGCGACGAGGGCGCGCTCGCCACGACCGGCGGCAGCGGAACCTACCGCGTGACGAGTGCCAGCGTGTCGCGGAAGACCGCGGCCTACGTCGAGGGCTCGGCCACGTTCGAGGAGCTGATCACCGCCGAGCTGACCGCCGCGGGCCTGACGATCACCTGACGAGGGGTGACGCATGCCCGGTTACATTTCGTCGCATGGCACGTCGGGATACCCGACCCGGGTCCTGTTCGGAAACGTCGGCATCGGCTACCTGACGGACCACGATGTCGACGCCCAGGCGGGCCAGCTCTTCGAGAAGACCCACGTCTCGAGCACCGTCATCGGCACGGGGGCCGACGCCCGCGTTCTGAAGCAGTACGACTGTACGTCGATCGAGCCGCCGACGATCTCGCTCCGTTTCTGGGGGCCGCCGTCGTTCTCGGTGTTCGACTGCGGGAAAAAGGCCTTGATCGAGTTTGACGTGCCGGGAGACTACATATCGGGCGAGGCGATCCTCGTCTCCTGGAAACACGCCGGCCGAGCCGGGCAGTGGTCCACCGGCGAGGCCGTGTTCCGTCTGACAGGAGTCCTGCAGTGACGCTGACGTTCGACGAGTTGCTCGACCTGGCGGCCCGCGACGGGAAGCCGATGGAGATCGAGATCCGGTCTCTCGGGAAAAAGGTTTTCATCCGGAACCCATCGTCGGCGGATGTCGACGAGTGGCGGCTCTACGCGAACCGGAACCAGGGCACCGGTAAGCCCATGGCGGCGAAGGTCGTGCAGATCATGCTGTGCGACCAGTTCGGCGAGCGGCTCGTCCCGCAGACCGACGAGGCCCTCGCGGCGCTCGCGGACGGGAACCCGAAGGTGATCGACGAGATCGCCCTCCAGTGCATGCCCCTCCTGAAAGAGCCGAGCGACGACGACCTGGAGACCGAAAAAAAAGACTGAGGGCGAACCCGTGGGAACTGTTCGCCCACCGGCTCGCCCTGGAACTGGGGATAGCAGATGTTGAGCGGCTGAAGCGGGAGATCCCGCGGAGGCAGATGGTCCGGTGGCTGGCGTTCTACCTGATCGAGCCGTGGGGCCAGCCGTGGCTCCGGGCCGGGAGGATGACGAGCATTATCCGGGCCGGGCTCACCGGGAAGTTTGATCGGCACGACGAGGAGCGGTTCCTGATCACCTATCGCGAAGGCGACGAGCATCGGTCGAAGGTGCCCCTCACGGACGAGGAGCTCGCGGCGAAGTTGGCAGACCTGCCGGGACTGAAACGGAGGAGTAAACCATGGCGGCAATCGGCAAGGTCTCCGCGGTCTTCACGGCGAACTCGTCGGGGCTCGTCGCCGGCGTGAACCAGGCGTCGGCCGCGATGCGGAAGATGCAGACGAGCGTGTCGTCTCTGGGCGGCGGCATCCGCTCTCTCGTCGCGATCCAGGGGGCCCAGCTCTTCGGCTCGATCGCGAGCTCGGCCACTGGCTACGTTCGGTCCCTGGTTTCCATGGGCCAGGCCCAGGCCGACGTGATCGACTCGCAGTCGAAGCTCGCGGCCCGGCTCGGCATGACGTATGGCGAGTTCGCCGGCCTGTCCCTCGCCGGCGACCTGGCCGGCGTCGGGATGGACTCGATCGCCGCGGCCGCCACGAAGGCCGACGTGGCGTTCATCCGGGCGACCAACGGCTCGAAAGAGGCCGCGGCCGGGTTTGGGAATCTCGGCCTGTCCCTCGAGGAGCTCGGCGGCATGTCGAGTGCCGAGCGGTTCCAGGCGATCGCTCAGGCAATCGCGGCCCTGCCGTCGGAGGCCGAGCGGTCCGCGGCGGCCGTTCAGTTATTCGGCGGGGCCGGAGCCCAGCTTCTGCCGCTCTTCGCGGGCGGAGCCCAGGGCATCGCCCAGGCCGTCGAGCAGGCCGACCGGCTCGGGCTCGCGCTGACGGACGCCCAGGGTAAGGACGTTAGCGCGATGAATAACGCGTTCACGCTCGCCGGGAAGGCGATCGAAGGCATCATCGGCCAGGTGACGGCGTACCTCGCCCCGGCGATCAAGGCGATCGCGGACACGTTCGTCTCGTTCGTCGGCTCCATCGGCGGGGCTAACATCGGCCAGGCGATCGGGGACGGGATCCTCGCGGGGGCGCGGTTCCTCGCCGGCATCGGCGACTGGTTGATCACGAACCTCTCGGGAGTCTGGCAGTATGTCTCCGAGGTCGGCGTCCAGTGGGCCTCGGTCGTGGACTTCCTAAATCGCGTGTCGTCGATCGTGGCCGGCGTGTTCTCGGCGGCGCAGGCCCTGTTCCTGGGCATCATCGGCGGCTTCAACGCGGCCGTTCTCGGGCTCGCGAGCATCGCGCAGCAGATCGGCAAGTTCCTCCGGTTCGACACGTCGTCGATCGACGAGATCGTGGCCGGGTCCGAAGCCTTCGCAAGCAACATCAACGCCCAGATCGTGGAGTCCGGCGCAGCCTCGGCCGCCGCGTTCCAGAACGCGTTTGCCGAGACCGCGCAGCCGATCGGCCAGGCGGTCGCGGGGCCGCTCACGACCGCCCTGGACGCCGCCGTCGCCCAGGCGGAGGCATCGGCCGCGAGCGTGTCGCAGGCCGGGGCCGGGGCCGCGAACCGAATCACCGAGGCCGCCGCGGCCGCCGTTGAGCCGCAGGCCCTAAAGGGGGTCGACTCGCGGTCGTCCGAAGGCGTGGCCGAGATGTTCCGGATCATGCGCGGCACCGGCGGCGACGTGCAGGAGCGACAGCTCGGCGTGCTCGAGCGGATCGCCGACGCCGTCGAGGGCCAGGAAGCCGACCCCGCGTTCCCAATGGAGTAAGCCATGGCCTGGGTTTCCTACGATCGCGTCGTCCGCGGCACCAGCGTGTCGGGCAGGTTCGGAGAGTCCATGCGGGCCATCCGGAAGTGGACGATCCGCGTCGACTCACCGCTGACGACCGAGGCCGAGATCATCGGCGGCGTCACCGCGACCATGGGCATAACCTGGGGCTCACCGCACCCCCAGTTTCCCGAGCTGAAGGCCTTGGAGCTCGAGCTCGCTCCCGAGACCGACGACGGTATGCGGTGGCTGTTGACGATCAACTATTACATTCCGCCGCCGAATAAGGTGATCAAGGAGAACGGCATACCGGAGGATGTCTGGGAGCGGTCCGGCGGCACGACGACGGTCCCCGCGTTCACCGACAGCAGCGGGGCCACGATCACGAACGCGGCCGGCGATCCGCTCGAAGGTCTGGAGAAGGAACGCGAGGAGACGAGCTGGACGCTGACGAAGTATTACGAGAGCGAGGCAACGCTCCAGGCCGACATCTTGGCATACGCCGGAAAGGTGAACTCAGCGATCTGGGCCGGCGTGCCTGCGAAGATGTACAAGTGTTACTTCAAGAGCGCGAGAAAACAGTCGATATCAAAGCTCGACGGGGACGACGACGCCGGGACGATCGACTTCATCGAAAGCCGGTGGGAGTTCCGCTATGAGCCCAACACCTGGAAGGCGATGCCGTGGGATGTCGG